GTTCAGGAGTAAGCGGTCTGTCTTTATAGTGGCTTCGTAGTTTCAATGGCATATTCCGTCGATACTCCACCTGTTTAACAAAGTTTTCATATTCAGCTTCAGTTAATTCTTTCTGTCCTTCTTTTCTTAAATATTTGTTGTAGAAATAAACAGGCGAATCTTTGCATTTTTGCATTTCTTCTTTATTCATTTTCCTTTGTATTTAGATTTACCTGGAGGATGCCCACCTCTTGAGTATGTGTCATACACTTCTCTTGAGGATACGCAACTACTCAGGATAAGCATTCCTATTAAGAGTATTATGAAGTGAGTGTTGTGCCATAGCGTTATTCTTCTCAGATGTTTTTCTTTAATCATTTCGTTAAATTTATTTAATTTTTCTGCTTTGTTATGACAGTTACGACACAACCCTACAAGGTTATCAATCCTGTCCTTACTTCCTGTTGGGTCTCCACCCATTCCTCTTGGGTCTATGTGATGAACATCCACAGCTCTTTGACCACAGTTCTCGCACGGTATAAAGTCTTGCTCTCCGTATCCGAAAAAATCTAAGTATATCTTGGTGTGTTTCTTCATTACATATTTTTTAAGAGGTTCATAATGTCAAGAAGGACATCCCATCCTTCTGACTTGCTTTCTATAAAATCTATTTCATCACGAATCCTATCTCTATAAGACTCGTGTAAGCTTTCGAATGTTATCATTATGTCGTCAAGGAAGTCTTCTTTTTCTTCTTCTCTTACGTAAGCTCCTATGACTCTCTCGAAACAGTCTTTAACCATTACCTTGTCCATGTTGATTTTATTCGTTTTCTTAGTCATCTCAGTAAAATTAATGTTATCGATAACAAAGATAACACTAACGCTGTACAACTTATATAAAAAGCTTCTCTTGCTGTTCTACTTGCTCTCCTGCTCATACCCTTTATTAATTTCATTGTAAAACTTTTCCTCTACTGCTCGTGTCTTCTCGTTGCAATCGTTACAGTAGTCTCCTTCTCCTTTACCTATCTCCATGTTCTTTCCTCCACAGAAAAAACATACTAACTTGTCGAACAGTCTTTTTTTATTTCTGTCTAACTCTCTTCTTTGTTTTCTATTTAACTTCATGTCTAATCAATTTGCGACTCTTCTTTAGTCATTATACACCAATCTTCTGCGAATATATCTGCTGCTGTTGGACTCCATCCAAACGTAAAGCTTCCGCAGGTATCTCTGAATATAAGATAAGGCATTGTTGTTTCAACACCTTCCTGATATTTTATAAAAAGCTTTGCAGGTATTCCCTGGATTTGAGCCTTGTCTGCAAATTTATCGTAGCGAGATATAGCTCCCTCTTCTAAGTATATGTAGTTACCTTTTCCTATCCAAAACTTTCGCTGCAATCTCTTCCCTTCTTTTAATTTTATTACAGCTTCCGAGAAGGTTAAATACTTAGAGCTGCTTCTGTTTACAGTCTGTCTTAACTTAGTCATTAGTTCCCATCGTTAGTTTCTAAATACAATTTATTTACGTGCTTGATGTATTGGTTTGCTACCAATTTTCTTTGTCTCTTTTTTCTTAAAAGAATCTTTACATCTATTACTTTAATCTTATTCATTCTACTCATTTTATCTATTTAAAAAATTATTTAATCCGTCAACACATCTTTGTATTGAGTTAGCTCTCTCCTGAAGAGAGACCATCATTGTCTTTATTTCTTCCTCATCTCTTGATACATAGTATCCTTTTGAGCACGACATAATAGGAAGGATTGAATGTACTCTGTAGTAGTTCACAATCTTTCTTAGCCTTACGTCTGAGAATTTAAAAGGAATACTCATAGTTAGGTTTACTCTTCTAACTATTTCTGAAGCTATGATTGGATTTTCTTTTGTTCTTAATTCAAATGCAGGTATAAGCTGCTTAGCTAATTTAAGTTCATCGTATGTTAGCTCATACGTTTCTTCTTCATGGTTTGTTATCATTTCTCTAACTCTTTACGTTCTGAATCTAAATCTCTATTTAATGCGTTATCTGTTGTAAACTTTTCAGGATACCTGACCTTCAGTTTGTTTATGTTAATGCTCATGCACTCCGAAGGGTCTATTGCGTATGCGTTACATACATCGTGAAGAAAACTTTTTACATCTTGAATCTTTTTATCGATAGCCTCTTCATGTTTTGTTGATTTGTAAAACACTTTCTTTTTGTAAAGGTCAAGGAGTTCTATCGCTTGTGTGTTTAGGTTATGTATAGATTGAGTTCCTATTCTTGTTTGAAGATACTCTAACTTTACTCCTCTTATTCTTTCAAGGTTTGCTACATACCAATAAGCATCTCCTATTTCTTCTATAACATTTACTGTGTCTTTAAGCTTCTGAGCTAATTTAAGCTCGTCTATCTCAGTAACGATACCTATAACACAATGAAGTTCATCAAGTTCTTTAAAGCTTTCAGCTTGTAAGTATGATACCTTAGCGAAAGTTCTTTGTGCTTCTTCTCTATATTTTTTGTAATCCATTTGAATCTATTTAAAAATTATTATTATATTTGACCATCTTGTTGGATGGAAGGTTCATAGTTTAAAAGGAGATAAGGCTGAAATAGTCTATCTCCTTTTTTTAATCATCTTTGTTTTTTTTATTTAAAATATATAACGTATTGTATTCCAAGGTATTATCCTGTCATGTAATGCTCTCCATTTGTTTATCCATTGAGATTTAAAATTAACAGCATACCTTATATTTTCTCCCCCATACTCAGATACTTTACTCTCTTGTAAGTGTGGTTTCCATATTAATTCTTCTCCTGGTTTATTATTTTCTAAGTTGTATTTATGTTTGTTTTCATTGTGTGTCAAGAATATAACTTCTGCTAATACTTGACTTTTATAATCTATGTATTGGTCGCACATATCAAACAACTCTTCATAGTCTTGCAACCATTCGTCATAATAAACTACAGGACTAAAGTTTAAATGTACATCATATCCTGCTTCAATAAAAGCATCAACAGCTTTAATTCTGTCAATGATTTTTGTTGTGTTAGGTTCTAACTTATCTGATATACTTTGTGGCATTAGACTAAACCTTATTCTTATTTTACCTTCAGGGTTGTATTCTAAAAAATTTAATGGTATATATTTAGTTGCTAACGTTCCCATTATTTTGTCATGGTTCTTAAAGAAATCAAATATTCTTTTCCAATCATGTTGCTTATGGTGTAACGCAAAGTCTTCGTTACAGCTGATGTCGTATGTAATGTATTTACTATGTGTTTGATTTGGCTTCTCTATTGTAGAAAAAGCTGCATGAGAGTTTATCTCTGTTAGTATATCTGTTACACTTGCTCTATCTGCTATTGTTAACCCTGTTGGTTTATGTCTTTTCATGTAGCAATAGGTACAGTCATATAAACAACCGTACCCAAAGCTTGGAGAAATAAAGTCTGAACTTCTACCTGAAGGTCTAATGATTAAACTTTTTCTATTTATTTTTTCAATCATTTGTGCTCATATCTTTGTTTTAACGTACTTTTTACTAATCTCGGATGTTATCTTACCTACTGATATATTTAATTCTTTAGAAAGAATATCTATCATTGATAATGATAAGTCTCCTCTCTTTAAATAGTAGCCAAATAACTGTTTACTTACACCTACCTTTTTAGCAAGGTGCGTTTGACTTAGACCTTTGTCCTTAATAAACTTTTTTAAATCATATTTAATTATCATAGTACACCTTTTAGTATAGACTCTTCAACTCTCATAGAGATAGGGTCGTCTAAGAAATAATATTTATATTGTTCAATCAGGTCTTCGCATTCTTTCCAACCCTGCTGCATCTTTTCTTCAGACACTTCATAGAATGCTACTTTGTATGGTGCTTTCTTTTCTACTACAAGGAATCCAAATTTCTTTTTGTTGAACATCTTGCAATACATAGCAGCTTGTCTGTAGTATCCGTATTTTTTGCATGAGTCTTTAAAGTCTTCTAAAGAGATATTACTTGTTGATTTTATATCTACCAACCATTCATCGTTACGTAGTATATCTCCTTTAGATTTCATAGCTACACCGTTGATATAAGCTAAACTTATCTGCTCATACACAGCGTTGTCTAACCAACTCATAGCTTCAGGTTTACTCTTTAGTGATGCGAGCATATTCTCTACATCCATCCACTCTGATTCTTTTAAGATGCATTTCCCAGGGTTTCTTTGTTTGAATAAGTATAGCCACTCTTTGTTTTCTTTTGTCCTTAAAGTTTTTCCTTGTGCAGGAAAATCTCTTTCTGACCATGTAGCCACCATTGTTTTATACTTTTCAGGTTCAAGCATACCCTTGTGCAAAGCGTCTCCCATAGATAAAGCACTCGTTGATTCTCCTGAGCCTCCTGCAAGATAGTCTTGTAATGTTTGAGGCGACTCTTTTAATTTACCTAACATTGAGTTGGTAATGTATGTTCTGTCATCATAGTAATTGTCATCGTTAATTAATGACATTCCTTCTAATGATTTGCTTTCTTTTACTCCGTTGAAAATAATTGGTTTCATCTTGTTTGTTTTTTTTATTGGTTATAACTATTTAATAATTCATCTATATTATTCATGCAATCTTGAGCTGCTAAGTCTTTAGGCTTACCTTCTTCAATATCTAAATACATTGACTCGATAAATCTATCTGCGTCATCAGCGAATGGTGAACGTCTATCTCTTAGCTTTCTTGCTCTTTCTCTTACTAATCTTATTGGACTCATGGTTCTATTACTCTTATTATTACTCCTGCATTTTCTTTGTTTACTGAGTACGGTATGTATGAAGGTATAATCCAATCACAGTTGTCATCTTCTATCCACTCATGTTTCACCATTAAGTCTTGAACAACTTGAGCTGCGTTTATATAATCAAACTTACGCTTTGAATCTCTAATAAACTCGAATGATACTCTATATGGTGGCTCTAAGCTCTTGACCATTTCTTTAAATACTTTTTCGTTTTTCCTGAAATAATCTTCAGTAAGTTTAATGTATTTCTGAGTAGTCTTACTGTTCACCAATATAGGTCTCTTCTTCATGTGTCCACAGGAAGGACATTTACGAGCTCCTTTTACAGGCATAGCAAATATTTCCTTAGAATTTTTTGATGAAGAAGTATTGTGTGGTATAAATATCAAATCAATAAGTGTCCTCCGTACACAATCTTATTATTTTTATCATACACATCATATCTTGATGATGATTCTGAGAACTCATAGTCTACAAACTTTGATTCTTCATTCGTTCTTTCTTCTAACGATAACTTGTTTTCTATGAACTCGCATACATCTTCATCTTGAATAGTTTCAGGTATATATATGTCGTAAGAAACTTTCTTTTTGTAAGTCATTTCAGATTCTATTCTAACCTTTTTACCTATCGGTTTTTCAGGTTCTTTAACTATTAATCTTTGAGAACATAATTCTCCTGACTCGTAGTATTTAACTATTAATAAACCATCCTTAGATGTTATCTTGATAGTTTTATCTCCTGAATTAATTGCTATGTCGTTTAGTTCTTCTACACTTATATTCATAATTTCTAATTGTTAACTGTAAAACCTTGTGAATCATTAGGGTCAGGTATAATTAAATCAAACCCTGCCCAATACATTTGAACACTTTCTTTGAACTCCATAAACTCTGTTGTATTCATGTCGCTTGTACGTTTTATATCGTAGATGACACATACTTTTCCGAATATAGCTTTTGTTTCGAGCGAAGGTTTCATTACTGTATTGAGGTGGTATTGATTAACTTCTTCCTTAGTGTACTTTTCTCCCTGAGTTTCCATCAGGAAGTGTTGTATCATTGGTATAGCTACACCGTAGTACCAATTATTCTGAGCGATACTTCTTTTTTGTTTGAACTCTTTTATCGTTACGTAAACATCTTTATTGTTCTGTTCATTTAGAAGTCCACTAACATAATCAGGTGCATAGAACTGCAGCCTTCCGTTATTTACTTGTGCTTTGAATACTAATTCTTTAAACTTACTCATTCTTAAACATTTTAGAGATTAACTTCTCCCTCACCTAAGCAAGGAAGAAGTAAACTTATAGGTTAACATTCACTTATTTGTGAACTAAAACGGAAAATCATCATCGTCATTTGTTGAAGATGAGTTGTTGAATGTTCCGTGTGCAGGAACTGTGTCTTCTGAACTTCCTTGTGGAGTCTGAGGCTCATGTTCTCTTTTCCATTCAGCTAACTTAGCCTCATAGTCTGCTCTCATTGTTGGTGTAAGAGGTAGAAACATTTTGCTTTCATTTGCTGTTAGCGTAGCGTCAGGTTTTCCTGAGTAGTAATAATCCATCTCAGTTATAATCATCGGCTTACCATCTTGTTTGCCAAAATACACACGCTCTTTTTCTCTTAGAGCTACTTTACACATCTTACCTACTGAGCAAGCTAACAAGTCATCACCTTTCATCTGACCTAAGTTACAGCCAAGGTTCTCAAGGAACTCTTTGATTAACTTTTTCTTTAGTGCTGTTCTTTCAGGAGACTCCCCCTGCTTAGGCATCCAAAATAGTAGGTTCGTTTTATGACCTGTTACCTCATCTTCTACTTTAAATTTAATGAAGTGAGTCTTGTTATACCCTTCTTTATGTTTTGAATTTTCAAACTCTAACACCTTGATAAGATATATACCTTTTCTTTTGATGTATTGTGTTGTTTGTACGTCTTGTGTGAAATCTAAATCATCCATTTTTTCTTAAATTTTTCCCCATACTTGTATGGAATTAATACTATTTACTTTTAACTGATTACCTGGGTTTGGTTCTACGTATAGATAAAGGTCATCATCGCTACGAATTGTTTCTTTTACTAACCCAAGTACCTCTTCACCATTTTTATCTTTGAAGACTAAGATTGTTCCTTCAGATATTTCTTCACATCTGTTCAGTACGATTTGTACCTCTTCGCTCGTACCTAAACGATTGAAGGATACAATTTCGTAACTGTTGTTTCCTGCTTCTAAATGCATATTGTTATTATTGTTGGTTTCTATTTCTGAAATCATCAGCTTCATCCTCACCAAATACACCTAAGCTATAAGCTTTAGTCATCTTTAATACTACACGAGAGAGTGCTCTTTTCTCAGCCATCTCAAGATAGTATTTGTTATTACAGGTTGCTTGGTAAGCTGAACCGTATGTCTCTATACGTTCTACTTTATCTCCTACTTGCATAGTTCCTATTGCTTTTACAGCACAAAAATTCATCTCGCATAATACTACTTCAAATACTACATCTATATTCTTAGCGTATTGTATCTTTTCGATACCTGTTCTTGTTATAATAATGTAGTGAGCGTGTTTGTGCACGTCTTCCTTTACTAATCCGCAATCGTTGTAAAGTTCTTTAAGTTGTTCTCCTTTTGTCATCTTGTTGTTGTTTTTAGTTTAAAAATGATTTGAATACAAAGCCCTTGTTTGATTTACCGTTCAGCGGTGCTTTTAATACTAAACGTCTGTACATATTAAGGCATTCAACAGTTCCTCCCTGCTCGACATATCTATTATGTGCTTTCTTTATTATACTGAGGATTTCTGTTGGACTATCCTTTCCTGTTGACAGAATTTCTACGTTGATAGATTCATATTCCATTTTACAAAGGTAAAAAATATTTTTACTATTACTATTCTTTCTTCCGTTTTTTTCGGTACATATGAAACAACCCATACTCCTTGAAAGACAGGTACTTACTCGGCAGATACATCACTCCTCTGAGGAAGTGTTTAATTATTATCCGAACTACATCCTTATTCTTTCCTGAAGCCTTGGCTGTTTCATTTATAACCTTAGTGTACGGTACTCTCTTAGAAAAATTCATCGTTGTCTGCGTTACTTAATGCTTCACCGAATAATCCATTTTCTGAAGGGGATATAAACTTTACTATTCCAGGCTTGAATTTAAGGTGGGCTACACCTAAGCCTACGTTTCTTCCCTTAGCTATAATGATTTCAGCATCCTG